TCAGCCGCACGGCGGTGACCCTGGCCCTGCAGAACCGCTACCCGTCCCCCAGCACGGCGCGCATCGAGCGCCGCGTCCTGGAAGCCCTCGGCCGTATCGAGTGCGTCGCCCTGGGCGAGGTCATCGATAGCACGCAGTGCCAAAGCTACCGCGAGCGCCCAGCACCGACCCACAACCCGCCCGCCATGCAGCACTGGCGGGCCTGCCAGCACTGCCCACACAACCCCAACTGTACGGAGAAGAGCCATGGCCGCCACTGAGCCCCGTCCCCTTGTCGTGCTGACCAGCGCCCTGCGGGCCAACCTCGCCCAGTTCAACGGCGCCGCCCGCGAGTTGCAGCGGCTGGGGGTGCGCATCGGCGCATTCCACCCCATCGAGAACCGCCTGGAAGTGGGCCCGGCCGACGGCCGCTGGCTTCTGGAGCAAGGGCTGATCGTCGGCGGCTTTCAACGGCACCCCAGCGCCGGCAGTACCCGATACAGCGTGCTGTTCCGGGGCGTAACCCTGGAATGGCGCGAGCCCATTAGCTACCGCGACACCATGCATTGAGCAGGAGAGACACACGATGCAATCCCCCGAAATTCAGCCCGGCCTGTGGCGCGACGCCCAGGGCCGCCTGGTCCCCATCGAGATGATCAAGCCCATCGACCAGGAGCGTGACCGCCTGGTGCGCCAACTGGTGGGCCGCGCCTACGAACTCAACCAGGAGCTGGCCCAGTTCAAGGCCGCCGCGTTCGGCGATGTCGACGCGTTCGTCGACCTGAGCGCGGAGCAGTACGACGTTCACCTGGGCGGCAAGAAGGGCAACGTCACGTTGGTGACGTTTGACGGCCGTTACAAGGTCATCCGGGCCAAGGCCGACAGCATCGTCTTTGACGAACGCCTGCAAGCCGCGCGCGCCCTGATCGATGAATGCCTGGCCGACTGGACCGTGGGCGCCCGCTCCGAGGTCAAGTTGTTGATCAACGACGCATTCCGCACCGACACCAAGGGCGAGATTCGCACCGCCAGCGTCCTGGCCTTGCGCCGCTTGGCCATTGAGGACGAGCGCTGGACGCGAGCCATGACCGCGATTGGCGAGGCCTGCCAGGTGGCGAGCACCACGTCCTATCTGCGCCTCTACGAGCGCGTAGGCGATACCGACCAGTACGTCCCCATCAGCCTGGACATCGCCAAGATCAATCCGGAGGTGCACTGATGCGCATGCTCATTGCCCGCGTACGCGCCGCAGCGGGGGGCGCGTACATCGCCACAATCCCCGGCACCAAGCTGCGCGCCACCAGCACCCAGGATGCCCGTTTTGCCGCCCAGGCCGTCGCGCGTAAGCAGTTCCAGGGGGCTGAGTCCATCACCGCAACCCTTGAAGCCCGTGACGACCAGGGCGTCGAGCTGTGGCAATGCCGAGTCGAGGTGGAGTGATGCGAACCCATATCCGCAACTTCCACGACACCACCCGCGACGAACCCATCGCCCACAGGACCGACGTGCACCGCCGCGAGTCCGACCGGCTGGCCGCCCTGACGGCCGAGTTCCTGGCCCGTGGCGGCGCAATCGAGCGGGTCGGCTTCCAGATGAGCGACAAGCCGCAGACGTTCGTCATCAGCCCCCACCTGCCGCAGACGGCGGAAGAGCGCGATGAGCCGCCGCCCCCGGTGGCCGAGGTGATCCGTTCGGCCCAGCCCGAGCGCAGCCTCTCAGGTGACGACCTGCTCGCATCGAGAGTGATGGCAGAGGCTGCCCTGGGGCATGCCCCCAAGCGCATCGCCTTCCGCCTGGGCCTGACCGAAAAGCGCGTCCGCCAACTGGCCCGCCAATACCACATCCCATTCAAGTGCCAACGCTAGGAGGCCACGCCATGGCTCAACACACCCTCACCATCACCGACGAAGACGATGGCCTGACCATCAGGCTGGCCAGCACCGCCACCCTCAACAGCACCCCGGCCGGCACCGTTGTAACGAGCCTGCTCGGCGTCCTGGCCGAGGCCGTCGCCACGGCCCGCAGCGCGGCGGGTGAATGCCCCTGCCCGAAGTGCAAGGCCCGCCGGGAAGCCGAAAGCGAAGCAGTACCGGTGCCCAACAAGCGCACCCTGCACTAAGGCGAGGAATAGCGGCATGAGCCCAACCCAAGAAGACCTGATCGTGTCTACGGCGAAGCGAACCAAGCACGGCTGCTGCGACGACAAAGCATGTACAGACGAAACCTGCATGGAACTGCCGTCAGGAAAGACCTGTGGCGACTGCGTACATGAGCGCCGCTGCTGCCTGATCTTCGGTCATACGCCAACGGACACTTACTGCGACTGGTTCCCCCGCCGCTACCGCGAGAGATCACCCAGCCCAAACTGAGCGAAACCGCCCCGGCCTGGCCGGGGATGGTCTGCCGGGCGTGGTGGCCCGGTACTGATGAGCAGCCAGCATGAGCACACGAAACGACAAAATCCGGCGGCAGGACGCCCTTCGTCAACAGGCGAAGCGCACCCGCGAGGCCGCCCATCGCGCTGCCGTAGGCGCCGAGCGGACATCGTTCATCACCTACCGCAGCACCCGTGACGACCTGGAGCAGATGCAACAGGTGGCGGGAATAGAAGAGCGCGACGAGGCCATCACCTTGGCCATTCGCTACATGGCGGGCATGGCTCGCCGCGACCCGGCGGCTTACCTGGCCGCCATGGACCCAAGGAATCCGGTATGAGCGCCGCAGCCCGAAAGATTCAGATCGCCCGGCGCCAGTTGGGCATGGATGACGACACCTACCGCGCCATGCTGATGCGCACCGTAGGCGCAACGACATCCAAGGGGCTGACGCCCCGGCAGATTGGCCGCGTGCTGGCCGAGCTGGAGCGCCTCGGGTTCCAGCCCACCAGCCCCAGGAAGGCGCCCACAGGCCGCCAGACCGCCGAGCCCGCCCCCGAGCGTGCCGCCCTGATCGACAAGATCGAGCGCCAGCTTGCCGAGGCAGAGCGCACCATCGCCTATGCCGATGGCATGGCGCGGCGCATGTTCCAGGTGGAGCGCGTGGAGTGGTGCGACCCCGACCAGCTGCGCCGCCTGGTCGCCGCCCTGGCCTATGACGCAAAGCGCCACGGGAGGCAGCAGTGAACCTGGAGCAAGTGCGGGCGTGCCTGCCCGCGCAGATTCGCGAGATCGCCGAGGCCATTGGCCTGCCCGCCACCCAACGCCTGGTCGAAGAGCTGGGCGGCACCACCTGGCCGGTGGCCCGAGGCGTCAACCGCCTGGGGATCATGCGCCACGAAGCGCTGACGGAGATCGTGGGCCCCGAGGCAGCGGACATCATGGCCAAGCGCTGGGGCAACGTTCCGTTGTACATTGCGCGCTGCGCGGAGCCCCTGCGCCGCCTGCGTGACCTGGAGATCCACCGCCAGTTCGAACAGGCTGTCCGTGAAGGGGTTTCCAGCACCACCGTGGTCAACGAACTGGCCCGCACCTACGGGCTGAGCGACCGCCGTATATGGAAGATTCTCAAGCAGGCACCGTCCCCAGACATGACGGGCGACCTGTTCCACTGAAGCCGCCAGGGCGGCATCATTCGGGCCTTGCTTGACCAGGGAGTTTGGAGACTCGCATGAACAAGGTGTTGAAGGTTGCTGTCTTGGCTTGCTTGCCTGCTCTGTCATTTGCAGAGGTGGAGAGCGCATTTACGGATGCAGAGGCGGCCGAGAAGGCGAAGGCCTTTCTAAGGGATGCACTAGAGATGCGCGCGCCCGTAGGGAAGCTGTGCGCAGCGAAGGACGAGACGAAGCTCAATGCAATCTCAAACAAGCTAATTGATCGGCTGAAGGAATGGCCAGACGACCACCTGAAGTACAGAGCGTTGTTTCCCTACAGCGACTGCAAGCAGGTGATGATGGACCTGCAGGCCTACGCGGCCATATGCGCGCTCGGGAAGTATCGAGGAGAAGCGGCCAGCTATGATCAGCGCCGCTGGAAGGAAGACACGGCGGCTTGTGCCGCTGCCATCAAGAGCCCTGACCTCTCCCTCAAAGACATCGAGTAATTTCCAGGCCCCGCAAACGCGGGGCCTTTCGTTTCTACTGAACCCCGTCACTCTACAGTCGCCCCCCTCATGCCGCCGAACATGGCGGCATGAACACTCAACCCCACCACCCCCTACGCACCCCGCGCGACTACGCCGCCGCCATCCTGGCGGAGGTGGAGCGCTCCGCGCGGGAGGCCATCCTGGCGCGCTGCCCGCCTGAATGGCGGGACCAGGTGGAAACCCACGTCCGCGACGCCTGGGAGAAGCGCCAAGCCTACCTCCGGCACCGCCGCGAAGGCCGAGCCGCTGCCCACCAAAAGCCCCCGGCAGCACCCCGCCAGAACGTACTCAACAGCGTTATCCACCCCACGCGCTCGGCGCCGGAGGTGGGCAACGCCCACCTGGCCGCGCTCCGGGCGCTATGCACGCGAGGCCCCGAATGAGCCTGAGAACCCGAATCGCCCAGGGCACCCTGGTGCTGGTCAGCGCCGGCCTGGTGGCCTTCCTCGGCACCTGGGAGGGCAACGGCCAGAACACCGTCTACCCCGACGCACTGGCCCAGGACCTGCCCACCGTCTGCAAGGGCATCACTGCCCATACCAGTCCGTACCCCGTCGTGATCGGCGACTACTGGTCCGACGCACGCTGTGCCGAGGTCGAGGCGCTGGTCATTGCCCGTGGGCAGTTGGCGCTGGCCGACTGCATCACCAACGACCAGATCAGCCAAAAGGTGTTCGACGCCCTGTCCAGCCACGGGCACAACGTCGGCACCTCCGCCACCTGCGCCAGCCGCGCCGTGGGCCTGATCAACGCAGGCCGGGTGGCCGACGGCTGCCGCGCCCTCGCCTGGGGCGCCGACGGCCGCCCCGTCTGGGCCTACGTCACCGACGCCAAGGGCCGCCGCGTATTCGTGCGAGGCCTGCACCGCCGCCGCCTGGCCGAGATGCGCCAGTGCCTGGAGGGCGCGTGATGCCGCCCGCCCTCCGACACGCCCTGGTCGTCGGCGCCATGATCCTGGTCGTGGCGGGCCTGCTGGCCGTGCTCAGTGCGGCCTATCGCGCCGGCTACACCACGGCCAC